CAAATGTTGCTGCTTGAACAGTAAACTTATCTATATCAGGCACAGTTAAAATTTCGTATACTTTTTCTAAGTCTGAGGCCGTGTAACCACTAGCTCCGGTTACAGTTACTGCAGATAAAGTTACATATCTTCCAACAGCTAATCCATGTGATCCTTTATTAATAGTTATAGTGCTAGATCCGTTGGTTGTTGTTAAAGTCCCGCCTGTGATTGCAGTATCTAAAGGTGTAATGTCATAAAAGTCATTACCATAATATAAAAATAAACCTTGGGATGTTCCAATAGCTGAATATTTTTCACCTGCAAAACTAGAGAATGCAACTTGTGCTCTACCAGCGCCAGGTAAAGATTTACCACCAGATGTTAATTGTAACCACCCACCTATTTTTTCTGGTAAACCATATCTAAATCTAACAAAATCACCGTCTATCCATTGGCTCTCGGCCCCTGATTCTGTGTCTTGCTTATTAAAACCGGGCTTGAAATTTAATTTTTGTAGCATATAGTAGCTTATATAGTAGTTTAATAAAGAATGAAAGTCACAAAATGAGTAGAATATTAGCAATACATAACTCACATAATGCTTCTATTTGTGAAACAGACGCAGATAAAATTATTTATTTTCAAGAAGCTGAAAGATTAAACAAGAAAAAACAAACTAAAGAGTTTTATGTATTATTAAATAAATATAAGAATAATAAATTTAATAAAATAATATTTATAAACGCAGTAAATCAAAGTGATAGTAATAAAAATGCTTTTGAAAAAGCATTAAAACTACACAACATTGAATACGATGAATTTGTTTACGATATAAATCATCATTTTTATCATGCGTGTGCTTCATACTATAATTCAGGTTATAAAGAATCTTTTGTTTTAGTAATAGATGGCAATGGAGTAAGAGAAAATGATAAGTTTGAAATAGTATCTTGTTATTATTTTCGAAAAAATAAATTTAAAAAAATTTTTAAATTATACACCGGTGAAAATAAAGAATACATAAACAATAAAGACGTGGTTATAAATACGTTAAGTTTAGGTCATCTTTACAAGATTACTAAAAAAATTTTAAATTTCAAAGAAGAAGGATCTGTAATGGGTCTTTCATCTTATCCAAGTAATAAATCATACAATAAACTGTTTGTAGAAAAATTTAATCATTTTAGTTATGTTCAATCTTATTTAATAGATATGTATGAATTGGGAGAAGATAAAACAGTGAAAATATCATTATGTAAAGCAGTGCAAAACGAATTAGAACGTATTGTTTTAAAATATGTATCTAACATTATAAAAAATAAAAAAAGAAATTTATGTGTGTCAGGGGGTGTTTTTCAAAACACTGTTTTAAATTCTAAAATATTAGATATCTGCCCTAATCTATATGTAGATCCTTTTGCTGATGATAGTGGTATCTCAATGGGGGCAGCTTTATTTCACGTAAATAAAAATAAATTTGTAAAAAATAAATTAACTACATTAAATTTAGGAGACTCACCTAATTATAATTTTTTAAATTTTAAAAAAGGTACACATACTACAGCTAAAAAAGTAGCAAAACTTATAGCTAAAAAAAATATAATAGCAATTTATCAAGGTAAAAATGAACTAGGTAAAAGAGCTTTAGGAAATAGATCTTTTTTGTTTGACCCACGAGATAATTATGCAAAAGAAAAAATAAATTATTTAAAAAATAGAGAATGGTTTCGGCCTACAGCAGGCACAGTTTTACACGAACACGCAAACGAATGGTTTGATTTAAAATCAAAAGAGGAAACTCCGTTTATGTCTTATGTTTTTAAGGTTAAGAAAAAAGAGGCACCCGGTATTACGCACGTAGATAATAGCTGTCGTATTCAAACACTTAAAAAAGAACAAAATTATCATTACTATAATTTAATAAATGAATTTTATAAATTAACCAATGTTCCAATTTTGCTAAATACTTCTTTTAATTTAGCAGGGCAACCTTTAGTAAATTCTGTAGAAGATGCTATGAAAACATTAATAGATTGTAATAATTTATTTAAATTTATATACTTTCCAGAAATTGGAAAAATTTATGAACCCGATGATTTTTTTTAAAATATGAGAGAAAAAACCGTAAACATAAATAACTTTATTGGAACATACGATAATTATATTACAAAAGAAGAATGTAACAAAGCAATAAAATTATATGAAAACCAAAACAAATTTAATAATACATTTAATAGAATAGGTTTTGAAAAAGCATCTATATTAAAAAAACAAGATCAACAATATTTTGCAGCACCTAATAATATTAATGTTTGGTGGGAAGAATTAAAACCAATGATTTTAAACTTTGATTTAGCTTGGAATCATTATGCTCAAAATGTAGGAGCTAAAGATGCTTATGGACTGGATAAACTTTATTACACAAGTTTAAAAATTCAAAAAACTTTACCCACAGAAGGATATCATATTTGGCATATAGAACATGGTTCAGGTTTTGAGAATGAACCTAGAGCTTTTGTTTTTAGTATTTATTTGAACGATGTTGAAGAAGGTGGTGAAACAGAATTTTTACATTTTTCAAAAAGAGTAAAACCTAAAACTGGTAGAATAGTTATCTGGCCTGCAGGCTTTCCATATATTCATAGAGGAAATCCACCTTTATCTGGTGAAAAATATATTTTAACTTCTTGGATGATGTTACGATGATTAAAATTATCGATAATTTTCTTGATAATGATAATTTAAAAATAGTTCAAGATTTTGCTTTAAACAAAGCGTTGTATACGCCACGTTATTTTATGAACACCACTGAAAAAAATGAAAAAAATTATTATGGAAGTAGATTTCTTTTAAACCAAAATAAAAAATTATTAAATTTGTTAATAAAACAATCAGAATTAAAATTTAAAATAAAAATAAAAAAAGTAAATTCAGATTCAGGTTTAGATATAAGAAGTTCAACGTATTTTAAACCACATACAGATGAGATATTTGGTATTGCAAATATATTAATTATGATTTCAGGGCCAACTGCTGTAACTAATGGAACAGTTTTTTATTATACAAATAATGAGGGAGATTCAGAATTAGATATTCATGTTGGATTTAGAGAAAATAGAGCTATTTTATTTCCATCCAATTGGATGCACTCACAACACGCAGTTAACGTTTCTAATTTAAAAAGATATACTTCAACTTTGTTTATAGATTATGAAGAATAAGAAGTAGGTCTTGCACCTAATCTAGCTATTTTATCGGATTCACTTTCATCTTCAACATTATCGTTGTCCCAATTAGATTGTAATTGAGTTAAGTGAGCAGTGTCCCATCTAGTAATAAAATCTGTAAAATCACCTAAGTTAGAATCCTCCCAAGTAGAGTGAGGAGTTTCGTCTCTGTATTCTACAGTATCACTAGGATTTTTTGTTCCATATTGAATAGCCCAAATGTTAGACCATTTCGATAATCCCCAAAAATCATTATCTTCAATATTGTATCCAATGCCTTGAGCCTCGCCTTCAGCGTGGTTTTTAATTACTATTTTATCGTCAAATATTACAGTCCATTGTGCGTTTGTTGCCATATTTTCTCCTAAGTTTTAATTATATATATCACAGCTATGTACGGTTGCAACACCGATGTTGCAGTTCCAGAAAAAGTAGCACTCAGGTTATGTAGGTGACCTGTTCCGCTCCCTGTACTCCCTGTATTATTGCCACTTGCACCGGTAAAACCGCTTCCAGATTCAGCCTTAGTACCAGGTCCTAACCCTGCAGAAGCGTGACTATGAGATGCCAGTTGCGCTGTTGATAAAGTTGCATTAGCCGTTGAGCCTCCAACGTTTCCAGATATAGCAACTGTATTTGCTCCACCAGTAGATCCTAAAGCTTTGGTTCCTGATTTTCCAAGTGGTACATTATCTTGTAAATCAGGCAGTACAAAAGTACTTGAACCATCTCCAGCTCCATAAGTTGTACCTACTATTGCAAATAAAGCAGCGTATGTAGATCTTGAAACAGTTGCTCCATTACATTCTAAAAAACCTGTTGGCACAGATGAATCTGACCATGGTATAATAGTTGCTGTTGGAATTCCCTCAATACCCGTAAGGTTTGCTCCATCAAAATCGTATTTTGTTGCTTCATAATTTGACATATCGTTACATTCTAAGTTTTAATTATATATAACACAGCTAAATACGGTTGCAACACAGATGTTGCACCGCCTGAAAAAGTTAATGAACTCATGTTGTGTTGGTGACCTGTACCACTTCCTGTATTCCCTGAAGTAGTTTGGTTACTAGCTTGAAGAGATGTAAACCCGTGAGCTCCCGAAAGGCCCGCAAGTGTACCTCCCGGGTGACTGTGAGATGCCAGTTGTGCGGTAGATAAAGTAGCATTAGCTGTTGCTGTGCCTGAAGCACTTCCAGTCCCAGTGACTGTATTTGCTCCACCAGTAGATGCTAAAGCTTTAGTCCCTGATCTTCCAACTACAGCGTTATCTTGTATATCAGGCACAAGAAAAGTTGACGAACCATCGCCAGCTCCATACGTAGTACCTATTATTGCAAACAATGCTGAGTAAGTTGATCTTGATACAGCTGCACCATTACACTCTAAGAAACCTGTTGGCACTGAGGCTGAAGACCACGGTACAATTGTACCCGTAGGAATTCCGTCAATATCCGTAAGATTTGCTCCATCATAATCGTATTTTGTTGCTTCATAATTTGACATATAATTACATCCTAAGTTTTAATAATATAAATAATTGCTATATAAGGCTGCACCACAGATGATGCAGTACCAGAAAAAGTTAATGAACCTGCGTTGTGGTTGTGACCTGTGCCACTTCCTGTGCTCCCCGTGTTATTTCCGGATAAACCACGTTGCTCACTTCCACCTATTCCTGAAGGACCCGGTGATGTACCACTGTGACTGTGAGATGCTAGTTGTGCGGTAGATAAAGTTGCATTTGCTATTGTCCCTGAAATAGTTCCGCTTCCAGTGACTGTATTTGCTCCACCAGTAGATGCTAAGGTTTTAGTTCCAGATTTTCCAAGTGCCACGTTATCTTGTATGTCAGGTAAAAGAAAAGTTGAGGAACCATCCCCGGCCCCATACGTTGTGCCTACTATTGCAAATAAAGCTGAATAAGTTGATCTTGATACAGCTGCACCATTACACTCTAAGAAACCTGTTGGTATTGAAGTCGAAGACCACGGCACAATGGTAGCTGTTGGAATTCCTTCGATCCCTGTAATATTAGCTGCGCTAAAATCGTATTTTGTTGCTTCATAATTAGACACTTATTATTTCTCCGTGTAAGTCCACCCTGTTGTAGCATCACCCGAATAAACTAATCCAAATGCTGCGCCTTGTGTATTAACTACTAGATCGGACGCTGCATTAGCTATATTGGAAGAGTTTCTTCCGACAGTCAATGCGTTAGTATTAAAGTCATAACCTTGATCCACGAAATTTACTTGATCTCCTGTAGCCGGTGATGCGGGTAATGTTATTGTAACTGCTCCACCATTTGTATTTACTAAAAGTTGAGCACCAGCTTGAACTGTTTCAGCTGCTGAAACTGCTCGCCAGTTTCTTTGCTCATGAAGTTTTACTACATTAGTTCCATCAGAATATAATACGTAATTATTTCCTTCAGCTAAAAGAACACCTGTACCTGACGATGTTTTAAAAGTTAAAGTGTAACCTGCATGG